CCATATAACATATGAATATTAAAATACGGTTAACTCAAAATTAAAATTTATTAATTTAAACGGTTAAAATTCGGCCTCTTAGTTTGTTATGTATCCCCATTTCCCGGTCTTCCCAATATATAAGCTTGCGATTTAAAACAGTTCAAGCCGTATACAGTCAGGCCGTCTGATAGCATTTTATTTTTTTAAGTCAATTCAGGCGTTCCCGGATCGGCGGTATTTTACTAAATTAGTGGGTTATTGGGTTTCGAGTATTAAGCAAACCCAGCTATACATAACTAAATCCCTAAAATACTTTGATACTAGTTAAGCGGTATTAGTTAGGTATCGTTATGTATTCTGAAACATAACGAACTAATCCCGTTATGTATTACGATGCATAACGAACTAATCCCGTTATATATTCTGAAACATAACGATCTAATATCGTTATGTATTGCTATGCATAACGAACTAATCCCGTTATGTATTACGATGCATAACGAACTAATCCCGTTATGTATTGCTATGCATAACGAACTAATCCCGTTATGTATTGCTATGCATAACGATCTAATATCGTTATGTATTGCTATGCATAACGATTGACTTGATAACTAGTATCAAAGTATTTTATGGTATATGAATCTTTATTCATTAATAAATATTAATGAATACTTATTCATTAATATTTATTCATTAAAATTTATTAATGAAAAAATTTTAATTTTGCCGACCCCACCCCCCAAGCCTACGCCCCCGTCAAAATATTTGTTTCGTGTTACAAGTATTTTCCTAAAATTCTAATTAATGTATCCCCATTAATAACATTGCCAGTTTTTCATAACGATGTTATTCTTTCAACATTGAAACTTAAACGGTGGCATAATGGATGAAAGACTTGAAAGTTTTAACGAAATAGATGAAGCAGAAGCAAACAAGGTAAAACCTAAACGGAGCAAGGGGGGTAGGCCAAAAGGGTCTAAAGCGGCGAACAAGTTTGAACCTACCGACCAGCAACGTCATTTAGTTGTGATGATGTCTGCTAATGGTGTAAAATACGTTGAACAAGCCCGAGCTTTAAATATAGGAGAAAAAACACTTACAAAGTATTTTAAAGAGGAATTAACTTTTGGTAAGATGAAAGCCACGGCTCATGTTTCAGGAGCGCTTTATAGAAATGCTTTAGAAGGAAATGTTCAAGCCCAAATCTTTTGGTTAAAAGCCCAAGGAGGATGGCGTGAAGCCGACCGCTTGGAGATTACCGGAGCCAACGGAAAAGAATTATTAACCGATACGGAACGGGAACAACGCCTTGCGTCTATTTTATCGTCTTTATCGACAAAGAAATCTATCGAGGTTGTTTCTCCCCCTGCTATAAAACAACTGAAAAACTGAATGAAACTTTTAGTCATCATGTGGATTTTGTCTCTTACTGATTTGTCCAGCCATAAAGCAAAATTCAACGGAACGCTTGACGCTTGCCTGAAAGAAGCGATACAATTCAATCAGAAAGAAAAAGAAGCTATGGCCGGCTGTTACATGGAAGTCCGCCAACCTAACTACCTAGACCGAGGATCAAACAATGCCCGTTAAATATGTCGATGGAAAAAAAATTCATCTGCCCTACCCTAAAAAACAAAAACGAACCAAAAAAGAAAAAGAGAAAGCAGAACGCAAAATCGCCGAATCAAAAGGAAAGTTAAAAGCATATATGAAAGCTTCTAGTTCTCCAAATCCATCGGCTCCAAAAGGGAGCGGGGCTACTATCTCCCGGACTAAATCATCTCTCGCTCGGGATCGAAAAGTTCATAAACTAATGCGGTCTGGTACTGCTGTTACCCAAGGGGGGATTGCTCGACCGGAAGAATATCTTGGTGCGATGCAATATTTGGTTGTTAGAGATAAACAAGAAGAACGAGCTATGGAGAGACAGGCACGACTCGCTGGAAAAGTTGCAAAAGCCAAAATGCGCTATAAGCAGAAAAAAAGAAAAAGAGATAAATAAATTCTTATGACTGATATTACTGCGTTACTGAAGCAATATGAAGATTTACCTCCAATGCAAAAGGCCGAGGTAGATCAACTGCTTCGGCAAGATGTATTAGATACCCCTTGGCGTCCGTTAATTGATATAGAAAACCCGGATGCCCCAACACCGCAACAACAAGCGTATGAGTCTAAGGCGGATATCCTACTTTTTGGAGGAGCCGCTGGTGGAGGAAAAAGCGCATTGTTAATTGGTTTAGCCCTAACGGCGCATAAACGATCTGTTATTTATCGTAGGGAGGTAAAACAACTTGGGCCAATCGAAGAAGAAATTATTCGTATTAGGAAAACCCGGAACGGGTTCAACGGTCAATTACATCGCTTTGATTTGGGGAAGAACCGGAGTATCCGCCTCGGGGGGATGCAGTATGCAGGAGATGAAGTTGCTTACCAAGGTGATCCCCGTGACCTCATTTGTTTCGATGAGTTGACCCAGTTCTTAGAATCACAGTTTCGTTATGTCACCACATGGAATAGATCGGCTGATCCGGCGCAACGCTGTCGCATAATTTGTGCTACAAACCCGCCGACCAGTGCTGAAGGACAGTGGGTTGTTAGTTACTGGGCGCCGTGGCTGGATAAAGAACATCCTAATCCGGCACAACCGGGCGAACTTAGGTGGTTTATAAGCAACGAAGAAGGGGATGATGTTGAAGTCGAATCGTCTGATCCTATATGGCAGGATGGAGATTGGGTACAACCACGATCCCGAACTTTTATCCCTTCTTCTGTAGACGATAACCCGTTTCTAGTTAGTTCAGGCTATAAAGCGGCGCTTCAGGCGTTGCCAGAGCCGTTAAGATCCCAGATGTTGATGGGTGATTTTAATGCGGGGATACAAGATGACCCGTGGCAAGTTATTCCTACCGAGTGGGTTGACAAAGCAATGGATCGCTGGACACCCGATAGACCGGAGAAAGCTCGAATGGATGCGCTAGGAGTAGACCCGGCAAGGGGAGGGAAGGACGATTTTGTATTAACACCAAGATATGGCAACTGGTTCGGCGAACAGATAATCAAGAGAGGGCAAACAACTCCGGATGGGCCAACCGGTGCGGCTATCTGTACGTCTTACGTCAAACATGGAGCGCCCATCATGCTTGACATTATAGGGGGAGCCGGCGCATCTATCTACGACCATCTTAAAACTAACGGGTTGAATGTTCATGCTGTAGATGGAAGAAATGCGAGTTATGGTCGGGATATGTCCGGCTCCCTCGGTTTTTATAATAAGCGAAGCGAGAACTGGTGGAGAATGAGAGAAGCTCTTGACCCGGATAGCGATGATAAAATATCACTTCCGGCGGATAGAGAATTAAAAGCTGATCTTTGCGCCCCTAAATGGAAATTAACTAACGGGGGAATACAGGTTGAAGGGAAATCTACCGAGTGCCGGGATGGGTTTGGGGATTTAAAAAAGCGGTTAGGACGGTCTCCCGGAAAAGGTGATTCGTGTGTGTATGCTTTACTGGAAGGGAAAAAACATGGTGGGCGTAGTTTTTCTTCTCCCCCAAAATCAAATTCCCGGTATAACCCCCATAAAGTCTGGAGAAAATAGTGAAAACAGATCCGTACGAACCTACTAAAGAGGAAAAAAGAAACGGATGGACACGCAATACTTTAAAAGAATATATTTTAAAAAGGGAACAGGAACAGGCAAAGTTTATATTTCAGAAACCTCCTATGCGACCAGTAGAACAAAACCATAAATATAAACCGCATAAATGGAGAAGGTAGCAAATGGCTGATAAAAAACGAAAACGACCGCAGAAAGATCCGTTTACTAACCCCGTGGATAAAGTGGATACACCGGGGTATAAACCAGATACGACTATTGAAGGCGTATTAATGGATACAGCCGAAAGGGCGTTAACATTTCTTCCTGCGGTAAAAGCGGCGCAAGGAGCGCAATATCTACGAAATATTCTTCCACAGTTGCGAAGAAAAGCGTTACCTTCTGCCTCTAAAAAAGGAGTAGACCCCAAAACTGGATCACAGCTTATTCCGCCGGTTATCCAAGCTGGAGAAATGCTTGCTGATTATCTTGATTTATCTCAATACACTGAACAACAACAAAAAGCTATACAGGAAGAACGCACTGTCCCTGAACCTATGTATCATATAGGGAAAGAAAAGCCCTACTACACGAAAAAGTTTCAGCCCTTTAAAACATTTTCTTTTAACACTAATAAT